AGGTAGCTTGCTGATGAACTGACGCTCAACAGAGAAGCCAACTCCTGTACCACACATCAGTACTAGTAGTGCTTCATCAAAAGCTTTGGGGTCATCTACTGCTAGGAAGCTACAGTTGTAGGCAGCTACTTGGTTGCGGTCTAGTGCTTCACCAGCAGTCATGATAGTACGCATAGAAGGTACTACGTCTAGGTCATAGATAGCTGTCTTAACATCCTGACGCTGTGATAGTGCAGGAAACTTGTCAGTCATGTAGCCCCACCATCTGTCTACAGTTTCTTCCCAAGTCTCTCTGCGTTCTTTATCCTCAAGCCAACGAGCGTAGCGGCTGGCGTGTATGTATGATTGATAACTGTCCATTATCTATTGTCTCCTTCACCATGTAATGTACCTGACTGTTGACGTGACTGTAATTTATCTAAATTATTTTCAGCTATCACTTGTAATGATAATCCACAATCATGTGCTAGTGCTGCAAGCATCCATAACACATCACCCATCTCAGCTTGTATCTTTTCTTTCTGGTCTTCAAGCTTGATGTTGTCACGCATCATCTTAGCAATCTTACCTGCTACCTCACCTGCCTCTTCAGCTAGGCCAAGAGCAGGATAAGAGATGTTGTATGTTTTAGGATACACTGCTGTAGTCACAGCTTTCCTTTGATAGTCGTAGAAATTTATCATTACCAGTTCTTCCCTTTAGTCTTTTCCATTAGTTCAATCATCTTGTTCAGATACCATACAGCTTTCTTGGCATCCTCAATAGGCTTACCTTTCTTCCAAAGGCGAGAGCCTGTGTATTTAATCACGTTACCATGACAATAGCTGATAGCCTCATACTCACCTAACACATCTACAATGTAGTCAATGGTTTCAATGTTACCATCAGCGTAGTGAGGTGGACTGTTCACCATGTCCAGCTTATCACAAATACGTTTGGTTGCGTTATCTAACTCAACTGCTTTCTGTCTCATGAACTCTTCGTGGTCTACGTGTTCCATAATGTAACCTCACCTGTGTCTGTATTGTACTCACCATTACGTAGGATACGTGCTAGTCTTGCGTTCTCAAGTGCTACTTCTTCAGATAGACCTTTACTCTTAAACGCTTTAACAACTGCACCCCAACTACAATCTTCATCCAGTATTGCTTTAGCTTTAACTGAGCCAATACTAGGACATCCTTTATAGTTGTCAGTGCTATCTCCAACAAGCGTTTGATAGTAGAAATTATAGTCAGCTTCTTGTTCAGATATTGTAACAACTTCACCATCAATCCAGTGCCTAGCTGGTACAGTTTGTAAGTCCTTGTCTTCAGACCAGATGATAGTATCTTCGTTAGCAGTACCAAGTATTCCCAGTACGTCATCAGCTTCTAGTCTCCTATATATAATAGTATTATATTTGTTAGCCATGTAGTCTTTAGCCCACTGAAGAAGTATAGGCTTACGTACATTACTTCTATTAGCTTTGTAGTACGAGGCTAGTTCTTTACGATAGTTCTCTCTGTCAGACAGAGCAATGATACAATCCTGAACTGGTGCTTCATTCACTAGTTTAGATATGGCATCATCCAATCGTATGGCTATGTCTTGTTCAAAGCTGTGTAAAGTCCATAGTCCATCACCCCAATTAATAGGTGTCTCACCACCAGCAGCAGCTTTGTATGCGATGATGTCTCCATCAATCAGTAAAAGTGTCATCATCAAACTCCTGTTTCAGTCTACTCTGTTCTATGTCTTTCATCTGCTGTAGTGTTACAACCTTGATGCCTGTCATAACCTGAACCCAATCAAGATATGATTCAACAATCCACTTAATACACAAGCAAATTGTAACACCAAAGAACGAGCAGGTCAATACCATCTTAAAGAAAAAATCAAAGTCCATGTTGTATGCACTCCTTCGCTTGGCCTATTGACATCTTAAACCATTCACCTCTACGCTCCGCTACCTTCTCAGCAGCCTTATGTGCAGAAGCTTCAGCCTGTCTCCTATTCTGTACAGACACAGAGTACACTACTTTGAAATCTCTCATAGGACTACTGGTTTGATAACCATTACATCTATCTTCTGCATCAATAGCCATGCCTATCTTTACCCACTCAGGCCATGCTGGATTGGTGATGATGTACACCTGTCCTTCAGTACTGCGTTCGTAGTTAGATAGACTAGAAAAAGCAGCTTCATCAAAAGACTTATAGTTACCTGCTTTCCATAATGGATGTGATTGCGGAATGTATTTACCAGCAACAAACATTCTATTCTTATTCTTATTGTTATGTGTTGCTACTCTCTGCCTTGCCCCATTAGTAGGATTACGATACCACCACTCACCATCTTCAAAGACTGTGTTGATATTAATGGGTGTCTGCCCAGTTGTTTCCATACTTGTACTCGCTGTCAAGCTGGCATCTGAACTTGAATCGTTCTTGGACTTGTGCCATACATAATTGAATAAGTCTTCCTGCGTCATCTTCTTGGCCTTTCTTTACGAGGATTTGCACCTCATCATGTATGAACGCTACAATCTGTGCGTCCAAGTTGTGTTCCTTTAACGCACGTGCGATATACACGTACCAAGTCTTGCAGATAATAGCACCACAAGATTGAAGCAAAGTGTTTAGTGAAGCGTGGCTATGCCTGACTGGTATGGCTCTACCATCCAGACCTTTAATCCATCCACGTTCATCTGCTGCTTTTGATACAGCATCCTTAAGATACTTTAAGGCTGGTAGTTGTTTAAGAAACTTGTTCTTGATACGCCTACCTTCCTTACTACCTTTACCAATTATCTTACCAATCTTCTCGTCACCTGCACCATACAAAAATCCATAGATAAATGTCTTAGCATTACTACGAGTAGGTAGACCAGCAGCTTCTTGGTTTATGGTATGAACATCACCATTAACTACCTGATGTGAGTAAGACCCCCCATCGTAAGCAGCCATATAATGAGCAAGGCAACGAAGTTCCAACCCAGAAGCGTCAGCACCCAGTAAGGAGTATCCTGTGGGTGCGTGAAATAGTGACCTACATTCTTTCCCATATTCAGCACTGACACTAGGAACTTGCGCCATGTTTGGATTACTGTGCGTACACCTTGATGTAACTGCACCCATATGATTGACACGTCCATGTAATCTACCTTCCTTTTCCATCTTCAACCATGCTTGTTTACCTGTAGCAAGTTGACCTATGCGTTTGTTAAGTAGTAAGTATTCACTCAGTAGTTCAGCCTCAGGCATATCAATAGATGCTAGTACTGTATCATCTACCTTTGGCTCACCACTATCAGTAAAAGCTTCAGGCTTCCATCCTCTCTTCATCAGTCGGTCAGCAATCTGCTGGCGTGATGCAGGATTGAATGGTATCTCCTTAGTCTTTGTCTTCATCTCAATGATGGTAGGCTCAAAGGTTTCCTGTAACTGCTTCTCAATCTTCTGCTTCCTGTCAGCTAGTTTAGCAAACAGAACTTGAGCAGCTTGGATATCAAATGGAAAGCCACGAATCTCCTGCTCTTGCAGTAGAATATGTAACTCAGTCTCCAAGTCTAAAGCAGCTTGGCTAAAATTTTTTTCCATAATTTTATGATACAGTTTTGCTGTGACTGCTGTGTCTTGTACGCAGTACTGTAACATCTCGTCTGAGTATTCAGCGAAGCTTTCACTATCACCACCGAAATCACCTTTTAATTCTCCTAGTCTATAGCCCCAAGCTTTCAGGCTCTGCCTACCTAGTAGTAGCATAGGCATCTTACCTTGCTTGTGTAGTTTGAAATCAACCTCACGTATGTCAGGCCATATTGTACGAGAATACACCAGTGTGTCAATCAGATTAGCATCAGTCTCAAAGCCATACAGTTTATGTAGAACTCTTAGGTCATAGCTAATTATGTTATGACCAATCAATTCATCTGCTTGGCTGAGTAACTCAAGCCCATCCTTGATACTCTTTGGGTCAAAGGTGTAGACCTCATTAGTGTCTGGACATCTGGCAACAATGCACCACACTTGTGTTACATCATCATACAGATTGTCAGCTTCAATGTCAAAGATTAGTTTCATGCTCTGTCTCCGCAGTAGCTAGTTAAAATTCTATGTCGTCCTCATCTTCATCTTCAAAGATAGTCTCTACCATACGTCCTGTATCTGTATCATAGAGCAAGGAGCAACACAGTCCTGTCTCACCTGACCATCTGTTCTTTAGAACTCTGACCTGTGTGAGGTGTGGATTGTCCTTGTCCTGTTGGTTACGTTCCAATCCAATTACTATGTCACTTAGCTGACCAATGGCAGCACTGCCTCGCAGTTGTGACATGCTAGTTTGTGCGCCATCCTCATGTCCTCTGTCACCAGATGGACGCTTCAGATGTGATACAAGTATCATAGCGCAGTTCAGTTCCTCAACCAGCGCACGTAGTCTGGTCATGGTGTTATCAATAAGTCTCCTCTCGTCACCACCTTCAAGCCCACTGACAACAATGGATAGGTGGTCAAGTACAATGTAGTCACAACCACATCCATGTACTAGGTATCTTATCTTCGCAAGCAGGTTATCACTATCAGTACTACCCCAATGGTCATACAGATATACTCTGCCTGTTCCAAGAGTTGCATTGAAAGCATTACGTAACTCCTCTTGTGATACGTCATCACCACGTAGGTGAAGAGGTTTGTTCATCTCAATAGACATGAGGCCAAGAGATGTGCGCTTGATACTTTCTTCAAGAGCAATGTAGCCCAGTGTTCTGCCATGCTTGACAAAGCTATGTGCTAACTCACGTGCAAGCTGAGACTTACCAATACCAGAGCCAGCAGTTACTGTTGTAATCTCTCCTTTGCGACAGCCACCTGTCTTCTCTTGTAGTCCTGTGAATGGATAAGGTACTGATTCCTTCTCATCATTAGTTATGATGATGTCCCACATCTCAGTGCCAGCTACAATACCATCAGGTCTGTATGTCTTAGCACCCCAGAAAGCATTAATCAATTCCTCAGTACGTCCAGCTACCAACATCTCATTGGCATCCTTCAGTGGTAGGCTTGCAATCTTAGCTTTGTTGGGTGGCAGGATAGCAGCACACTCACGTGCAGCTTTCTGTCCTACCTCATCCATATCAAACATCAGTACAATAGAATCAAAGTTGGACAACCATTCAATAGATTTACCCACTGCTTTCTTTGCTGATGAACAACCAGATGGTAGTGATACCACAGGCCATTTGTTATTATGAAGTTGTGACATAGACATAGCATCTATCTCACCTTCAGTAATGATGATAGTCTTACCACCATCACGCCATAAGTGTTCGCCAAACAAGTTGACATTCTTTAGGTTACCTATAACAGAGAAGTCCTTGTTAGGAAAGCGTACCTTCTGTGCCTGAATGTCACCATTCCTATCTCTGTAATTTGCAACCTGAACCTTCTGTCCTTTATAGTCAGCAATGCCATAGCCCCAGAATTTACAGGTATCTAAGGTGATGCCACGCTTGTTCAACTCTCTGTATTCTATGTCAAGGAACATAGTATCTGAAGTCTCAAACATCTGCACCACCTCTGCTGTTTTCTCTGCTGGAACGAAAGCTTCGCATGAGAAGCAGAAGTGATTACCATTACTATATAAAGCATTGGCATCACTACTGCCACAGTTAGGACAAGGCTCGTGTCTTACGAACTCTGCATCCTCATTTCTCATCCAGTGTAGCCTCTTCTAGTATGTCTACCATGTTAGCTAGACCTTTCCTGATACTCTTAAGAAGAGGCGCAGGATATTTATCTTGGTCAGCTACCATGTCGTATGCCATTATGTCATAGTCACACTCATCATGTATTTCTACATCATCAATCATGACTGAAAACCTAAGTCCATACTGTGTGAACTCAGCGTTGATGTCTATCTCAGATACCAACTCTTCTCTGATGTCAACGATACTCATCTACTTAACCACTCCTCAGGTATAGTTCCTTCACTATAGACAAAGCCATTACGCTCTGCCCACTCAGCGCAGGTCATCTTTGACCCATCCTTTCTTTTCTTAGCACCTT